AGCCATTATTTTCTAGTTTTATCTACACCTTTTATTTTGCCTTTATTCTTTGAAGCATAAAATACAGTTTTACCTTTTTTCTTACCGTATCTGTCTTTCATAGATTTCATTATTTTTTTACCTTTTGTAGTAAGTGGCATGTTATCTCCTTCCGTCTGGTTGAGCATCCATTCTAAAACTACCATAACGCCAAGTTTCACCTGCAGCATCATTTTCTATTTTTAAAGATAGTAGTCTTCCTCTCGCTCTAGTATCTACTTTATCAGTAGTGGTTGTTATTGTAAAGGGACCTAAAGGGGAACCAGATTGAACATCGGATGGATAATCGGATATAAACAAAGTTACTTTAGAGTTTCCCACTAAAAATTTATAGTCTGGCATAAATCTTCTCATTGACATAAATAGTTCACCATCATCAATATCAAAATCTCCAGATCTAATAAAAGCATTAATTGAAGTTCTACCTGAACTATTAACCTGATCATTTCCTACTTCATGAGCATAGTATATAGATGCTCCGTATAAATTTGTAATTCCTAAAATATCTGGAAACACTGGAGTAGTGGTTGCTTCATAGTCCGTTGCATAAGGTTTGACAAACACACCCTGATCAGCGTAAGTAGTTCTATCTAATGATGAAGTGGTCCAAACATTTTCTTGATAATTATACGTTACACATCTGTCAATTTGGTCAGATCCATCTTTTGGATAAAACCAATTTACTTCAGTATATAAAGAATTTGGTGAAGAAAAAATTACATCAGATGAATTAAAATTAAGACCTAAATTTCCATTTTGTGTTGTAAAGACAAAATCTTCAACTAAACAAGGAAGAGCTTTAACAGTACCATCATACATAAAAAATCCGCCTTCATTAGACATCCAATATATAGCGCCATTAACATAAGAAGCTGCATGTTGTCCTATACATCCACAGTTTGTGCCAACTTGTCTAACACTAAAAGTAAAAGGCGGACCAACAAATTGAATTACATAGGCAGCGTTATCTGTTAAAACAAAAACATAATCTTTACCTTGTAAAGCTGCTCTAATTTCATTACCAGTATCTAATCTAAAAGTACCTGCAGTATTGGTAGCAGTAGGTAGATAAGTGTTTAAATTCTCTTGATTAGAAAATCGTACAAACATGGGATCTTGTGTTGTGACGTCACCAATAGTTGTTTCAGTTCCAAAATGAAATAGGTGCCTATCTCTATCTGAAACTAATGTAAATCTACTTGCTGTAGGGTTAGCGGTTGTTGCAAAACCTGATGTACTTAAAGATGCTCTTATACCTCTAGCTCCAGAGGCTCCTGCATTCCATGTAAAAGTTTTGCCATTAAATATTGTAGCAACTAAAACTTCACCAAAATTATCAAGACTCCAATTTCCTGGATCCAGAATCACATCACTAGTTGCACTTTCAGTTCCCCATGTGCTAGATCCCCATAAGTCCGTACCCCAACCATAACCTACAGTTTGAAAAGTAGGTCCAACTTCAACATAAGGATTAACAGTTGCAGCACCAGCTGCAGTCATACCTGTTCCTCCTTCATTCCTAGAAGCTAGTACAGTAAACTTGTCTACATCCGGAGTTGTTTGTATTTCATAAACTTGTTGTAATTCTGTTGGTGTATAATCTGAAGCACCTGTAACAGTTACAGCAGATAATGTTACATACCTTCCTTTAGCTAAACCATGAGATCCTTTATTTATAGTTACAGTATTTGAACCATTAACAGTTGTTATAGTGCATCCTGTAATCGCTGTATCTAAAGGAGTAATGTCAAAAAAATCATTACCATAATATAAAAATAAACCTTGAGAAGTACCAACAGCAGCATAACGTTCGCCTGCCAATGAAGTCCAAGTTAATTGTGCTCTTGCTGCTCCTGGTAAAGTTAAAGATGCAGCAGTTAGTTGTTCCCAGCCACCTATTTTTTCAGGTGCGGTATATCTAAAACGTACAAAGTCACCATCTACCCATTGTCCAGGAAGAGCCGAAGGTACGCTTTGTTTATTAAAACCAGGTGCAAAATCTACTTTTTTTAAGGCCATAATTGTGTTATATAATAATTTTATAGAGAATGAAAGATACAAATATATATGTTTTTTAAAAATAAGTTAAAGGTATTATACAATTCTTCTTTTGAAGAAGACCACATAAAGAATTGCATTAAGAAAATGCCTTATAATTTACCTACTTACTTTAAAAATATACCTCATCAAATGTTTAATCCGGAGTTAAAAAAATTCTTACCGTTTTTAAGAACTGTAAAAACTTGCCCTGGTTATGTAAATCTATTTAAACACTCATTATTAATATGTAATCCTGTTGATTCATATATTCAATTTAATGATCATGGAATTGAATTTCAAAAACATGGTGCTTATAATGATGAGAAAGCTTTTGCACACCCAAATGATCATCTATTAAAGTATGTCCCTAACAAACATAATTACAAATTTATAATAAAATACTGTCTTCCATTTTCTTTTAAATCTAATGTTGCTTATATCTCCATGGATCCAGGGTATCATTTTAGTGATCATAAAACTTTTCCAGGTATTGTGCCCTCTAATTGGTTTAATGAATATAATATATTTATACCCATACATAAAGATCAAGAAGAGTTGTATATAAAAGAAGGAGAGCCTTTAAGTATTATTGTTCCATTGACTGAAAAAAAGGTATCCTTGAAATTTAAAGAAAGACCCGCTAATATAATAGATAAAAGTATTGGTTACAGATTTAGTAACTTTAAAAAATTTCTTAGAAAGGACACATGGAAACTAGATCAGAATTAAATAAAAATGCTTTTGATATTTTATATGAAGAAGAAGCAAAAGAATCGGCTAAATATATTAAACCCTATATATCAGAAGCCATTATAACAGATGGTGGATGGTGGGACAGTGCTGTTTCTAAAATAGAAATAGAAGGACTATGTTTAGAATTAGGAGTTTATACAGGAACAAGTATTAATTTTTTTTCAAAAAACAAACCTGAAAAAATTTGGTACGGGTTTGATAGTTTTGTAGGTTTTCAAGAAGACTGGAAAGGAGGATATTTTTCAAAAGGATATTTTTCTTTAGATGGAAAATTACCTAAAGTTAATAATAATGTTAGATTAATAATAGGATATTTTAAAGATACTCTTCCAGGTTTTCTAAAAGGAATGGATAAAAATATTTCTTTCCTGCATGTTGATTGTGACACTTATGAATCTACAATAGAAGCTCTTAATATAATAGGTTCGGAAAGATTTGTTCCAGGCACAAGAATTTTATTTGATGAATACATTAGTTATATAGGCTGGAGACATGGTGAATTTAAAGCTTGGCAAGAGTTTGTAAAAAATAATAATATAAAATATAAATATGAGTTGTTTGGACCCAGACAAGCACTAGTAAAAATTGTTTAGTAATTTATGAAAATAGAAGATTCAATAATGATGTACCACAAGCAAGTACCTGATTATTTTTGTAAAAAATGTATACAATATATTAATAAATTAAATACTAAACACATGGCACATGGTTTAGATCACGTGTTACCAAATTACAGACAAGTTGTAGGACATACACTTACTAAAAAAACATTTTCGGATAAGATTTTTTTTAAAAAAATTTCTGATGAAATATTAAACTTTTATCCTACATATAAAATGATGTTTCCTCAACTTAAAGCTAACAAAATTAATCAAATAGATCTTTTAAAATATGAATCTAACGGTAATTATGATTATCATATTGATGACCATGCAACTGCTCCTCGATCATTAAGTGTTATTATAAATTTAAATGAAGATTATGAGGGAGGAGATTTAATTTTTGGAAATCAATTTTTAAATAACGAAATGAAAAGGATAAAGTTAAAGAAAGGAAGTATTGTTTTTTTCCCATCTAATTTTTTATACCCTCATAAAATTGAACCTATTACTAAAGGAAAAAGATATAGTATTGTAGCATGGCTGAAATAAGAAAAGATTTTAGATACAAAATTATCAGGGGTTTTTTTAATCCTTCTGAATTAAATTTATTACAAAATTATTGTTCTGGAATGTTGGATAAACCTTTTAATATTTCAAATCAAAGAACAGAGTCATCTTTTTCTATTGCATTTCCTTATGATAGTTTAATGGAAACATGTTTACGAATTAAAAAACCTTTAGTTGAAAAAGAAACTAAATTAAATTTATGTGAAACTTACTCTTACTGGAGATGGTATGGATATACCTCTGAGTTAAAAAACCATTCTGATCGACCCGCCTGTGAAATAAGTGTGACAGCTTGTATAAACAAAACTCATAATTGGCCTTTAATTATAAATAAAAAACAAGTAGAAATAGAAATAGGTGATGGGTTGCTATATTTAGGAACAGAGGATGATCATAGTCGAAAAGGAATTTATACAGGTGATGGTTTAGCTCAAGTATTTATGCACTATATAGATATTAATGGTCCTTTTACACATCATGCAAAAGATGATTATCGTATATCTTATGAAAAACAATGGGCACCCGGCGATAAACAATTATTAAAAAACTTAAAGGAAAAAAATGGAAAACAGAAAAAAAGAAATTAAAAATTTTATTGGTATATATGATAATTATATACCTGAATCAGCATGTGATGAAGCAATTAAATTTTTTGAAGAACAAAGTAACTTTAATAAAACTCTTACAAGACTTCAATTTGAAAACGCTCCACATAATATGAAAAAGGATAAACAATATTTTGCTAGTCCAGATACTATTAATGTTTGGTGGGAAAGTGTTAAAAATTTAATTGTTAATTGTAACTTAGCTTTTAATGAATATAATAAAGAGACAGGTATTGTAGATGCTTACGGTGGAAATGCTTTTCATTTTGCAGAAGTAAAAATACAAAAAACTTTACCTACAGAAGGATATCATGTTTGGCATGTTGAAAATCAATTAGGTTTTAATACAGAACCTAGAGTTTTAGTATATAGCGTATATTTAAATGATGTAGAAGAAGGCGGAGAAACAGAATTTTTACATTTTTCAAAAAGAGTAAAACCTAAAAAGGGTAGAATAGTTATATGGCCAGCAGGCTTTCCATATTTACACAGAGGAAATTCTCCATTGTCTGGAGAGAAATATATATTAACTTCTTGGATTAAATTAAGACCTTAGTACGATGAAAAAGAAGTAGGTCTTGCACCTTTTCTTGCGATTTGATCCGCTTCGCTTTCAGAAGAAGTTATGTTTCCTTGATTATCAAAAACTCTGATAACATCTTCATCCCAAGCGTTTTGTAATGCAGCTAAATGAGCTACATCCCATTTGTCAACAAACTGTGTTCTAAAATCACCTAGTCCAGCATTTGCCCAAGTAGCATGAGGAGTATCATCTCTATACTCAATAGTATCATTATAATCATGGTTATCATCTTTATATTGAATAGCCCAAATATTTGACCATTTAGAATCACTCCAAAAAGCGTCATCATCAATTTTATAACCTGTTGAATGACCATCTGCATCTTTTAAAAGTTGACAGATAATTATTTTATCGTCGAATACTACTGTCCATTGTGAAGTTGTTGCCATTTTTTCTCCTAAGTTTTAATTAAGTAAATTACTGTTAAATAAGGTTGTAGAACCGAAGGGTTTTGCGTAGTTCCAGAAAAGGTACTTGATCCAGTTCCTGAAAAAGTTGCAGACATATTATGTGAGTGTCCAGTACCTGAACCAGCACCGCCAGTGTTTGCAGGTCGTGCTGAATCATTATTTCCAAAAGCAGGATATCCTGGTTGAGCTCCATTAGGGTGACTGTGATTGGCAAGTTGTGCTGTTGATAAAGTTGCGTTAGCTGTTGAACCACCAACGGTTCCAGATATGTTAGTTGTTACATTTCCTGCAGGAGCTACTGCAACTGTATTTGCTCCACCAGTTGATGCTAAAGCTTTAGTTCCAGATTTACCCATTGCCACGTTATCTGCTAAATTAGGTACATTGAAAGTTGATGAACCATCACCACCACCATAAGTAGAGGCTATGATTGCAAATAATGCAGAGTAAGTTGATCTTGAAACTGCTTGACCATTACACTCTAAAAAACCTGTCGGCACTGATGCAGAAGACCACGGCACAATAGTAGCTGTAGGAATTCCTTCGATACCTGTAAGGTTTGCTCCTGAAAAATCGTATTTTGTTGCTTCGTAATTTGACATATT